CTGAAATCTTAAGTATTGAACAAAACAAATTGGAAAATGAGTAGGAACAAACAAAATAATTTCGAGACATGGAGCGGGCGCAGCACCAGCAGCTCTTCGTCAAGCAGAACAAGCTCGAAGAAAAGTGTGCTTAGTAATAAAAAAACAACCTACCTGGTTGCTGAACCATTAACACTCAGTGCGATACCGGAACATGAACCAACAGTCGATCGGAAGAAATCACAGTCTGTCAGGCGTAGGCAGGCAATTGAGGAACGGATCAAAAAAGAAGTAGATAAGGCAAAGTTCAGTAATAATAAAGCCGGTGACACCAGGGCTAAGATTATGAGCTCAATGGACAGGTACAGGTCCAGATACCGAGACAATTTCTTTGCTATCGTGATGCCAGCCGGACATGGCAAAACTGAAATGGCTGAGAAATTTGGATTCATCGATATTGACTTGTTAGTTGGGGAACGTGGTCATGACCAATTAGTTGACATACGGGAGCGTGCTCTTGAGGAAGATGACTGGACACACCATAACAACTTGTGGTACGGTCGCATCCTTAAATCTGTTGCGTTTTTGGATTTCAGCCGTCCTGTTGTCATATTGCTACATCATGAAGAGGCTGCTCTAGAAGTAGGGGCGAAACCATTGGGTACATTCATACTTGATAAAGGTACATTCGCGAGTAATATCGCTAGAAGGGACGCCAAGGGCAAGAAGTTTTCAATAGCTAATTACCACAGTGCCCAGAATAGTGTAATCAACCCTGTTACTTGGTGTGATGGCAATGTCGACTTAAGACAGAAGGTTTTCGACACCTTGCATATGCATAATATCCCGACCGCGGCACCGTGGTTAGGTTCACAGCCATTCGAAAGCCCGTACTTCCACAGTTGCGTCCCACAGCACGTAAAAGAAGGAAGACCATGCCGTAATGCTGACGAATTCTATCATCTGCTCACTTGCAAATGGGTTCCCAAGGAGTGTCTCGATTATCAAGCCAAGATTGTAACCGGTCTAAAAGCTGCATATGGTTACGGTTACACCATGAATGACTGGGCTGCACTGATTGGAGAAGCCACAGATAACCAGAACAAGCCACAAAAAGTGAACCTTAAAGGTGACCTAATTGAACTATATCCTCCAAGAATTATGAAGGAGCTGCACAGGGCGAATGTCACATTGAGAAGGTTAGACAAGGTTTTTAGGATAACCAACGAACCGGTGAGTATTGACTTATTGAGCCGGCATGTAGGTGAGCCTCACATATTTGTAGCTAGCTTACTTTCCCACTTTAACTGGGGCATAAGAGAGGGACGGCTGGGTGATATGATGTTACCATGGTATTACACATCGTTTAAGGCCTGGCCTACCATAATGAAAGAGCTCCACGGGATGGTTCGTACTAGTGCATTCTTCATGAACACTGAGCTCAGAGAAAACGAGAGGCAAAGCCTGATGTATATGGACTTGCTGGTAGGTAGAGAGGATTATGAGATAGACATCCGTGATGCTGTTGATGTACGGCTGGGAGATTCCTTTTACTCGCAACACCAAGCAATAGATGATAAGACGGGTATGTGGTCGTCCGAAGAGTACGACAATATATTCGATATGGCTATGAAAAAAGCTTTTTCACGAATTCAAGAACGCCCAAGAAAGGTTAACATTAGTAATTTTTGGGACTTTTACATGCGTAGGAAGTCTTGGCTCACGGGCGGTTCTCTGGTGTACAATAAAATTGATAAGGAGAAGCTGGATTATGAGTCTGAAATTCTGGACGTGACAGGTAGGGTCGTTGAAAAACTGCAACGCCGCCACACCAAGTCTTCTTTCTTCGAAGTATACGAAATAATAGATGCAATAGGGGATTTGGAGATCAGTGAACTAAATGTTACTAAGCTGATGAAAAAATATGAAGTGGGCGGTAAACACAGAATATTGCTACCTGGGTCGTTCGTGCATTACTTGATTGTTTCGTATGTCTTGATGTTCTTCGAGAAGCAGGAGCAGGTAGGATCGGTGAGAGTGAATGCTCCTTACGATGAACACGTTGTCTATACCGATATTAAGCTCACAGAGGGACTACACCATCTCTTATATGACTGGAAGGACTTCAATGAAGATCACGCTGTCGCGGATATGGCCAAAATAACGGCATACATGTACACAATAATGGAAACACCGCGTGACATGTTACCCTTTGTTCAGGCTATAATCGAGAGTCTATATCAAATGACAATCATGGACAAAGAGGGAAACATGTACCAGTTATTCAAAGGCCTATTCTCAGGCTGGCGAGACACTAGCAATAAGAATAGTATATTAAATGACGTGTACGTAGAAATAGGGCGGATATGTTACGTGCGAGTGTACGGCCAAGACCCAATTATATACAAAGACCATGGTGGTGACGACCTGGATGCTACTTTCAGAAACGCCGAGGCTGCTGTGCGCTTCTTTTACATAATGGAAAGGATAGGATTCCCTGCTAACATTGTTAAACAGATGGTGGACACAAAGAGTGAGTTTTTCAGAG